CCTGAAAGCACGCGTTTGCGGATAAATTTCTGAGGTTGACCAATGGCGACAAGGGGAGCCAGGCCGAAGCCGGCGGCGCTTCGCGTCGTCGATGGCACCACGAACGTGACGCGCCATGGCCCGGAATCCGAGGCTCGAAAGCAGGTCGAGGCCGCAGCCGGTTCATTCGGCAAGCTGACCCGCCCGCCCGGCCTGAAGGGCGAGGGCCTGAAGGCGTGGAAGCGGTACATCGAGCCGGCGTGGTGGCTGGACTCATCGAGGGAGATGGCGGCGATCGCGCTCTGCGAACTCTGGCAGGAGTTCCGGTTCACCGGGACAGCCTTCCCGGCGTCGAAGCACGGCCAGATGCGGGCGTACATGCAGGAGCTCGGCCTCACCGATGAGCGCAACCGGATAGGGGCGGAGAAGCCGAAGGAGGCGGATGAGTTCTTTGGCGACTGACCGGGCGACGGCTTATGCCGAGGCCGTGCTTGCCGGGGAGATTGTCGCGGGGCCGCACGTGCGGAATGCGTGCCGGCGCCATGTGGACGATCTGGGCCGGGACGACCTGAAGTTTGACGCTGATGCCGCGGCGAGGGCGCTGCGGTTCTTCGAGACGAAGCTGTTCCTGAGCGAGGGGCAGTTTGAAGGGCGACCATTCCGCTCTCAGCCTCCGCAAGACTTCATCATCGGTTCGCTGTTCGGCTGGAAGCGATTGGATGGCTTTCGGCGGTTCCGCCGAGCCTATCTCGAAATGGGCAAAGGGTCGGGGAAATCGCCGACTGCTGGCGGGATCGGCCTCTACGGGCTGATGGCGGATGGCGAGGCTGGGGCCGAGGTCTACTCGGCGGGCGCAACGAAAGAGCAAGCAGGAATCCTATTCCGCGATGCGGTAAAAATGGTCTCGAAATCGCCGGACCTCGAGAAGCGGCTCAAGATGAGCGGCGGGCCTGGGCGCGAGTTCAACATCGCCTATCTGGCCAACGGCTCGTTCTTCCGGCCGGTGTCGCGCGAGACGAAGAAGACCGGATCTGGGCCTCGCCCGCACTTCGCGCTCGTGGACGAACTGCACGAGCATCCCGACGGCGGGATCATCGAAATCCTGGAGCGCGGGTTCAAGTTCCGCCGCCAGCCGTTGCTGTTGATGATTACCAACAGCGGGTCCGACCTGACCTCGGTGTGCTGGTCCGAGCACGAGCACGCGGTCCGGGTTGCTGCCGGTAACCCGGACGCCCGGGATGACGATGCGGCCTACCTCGGCGAGGTCGTGGACGACAGCACTTTTGCGTTCGTTTGCTCCCTTGATGCAGGTGACGACCCTCTCCGCGATCCGTCGTGCTGGGCTAAGGCCAACCCACTCCTCGGGGTGACGATCACCGAGGAATACCTCGCCGGTGTCGTCGCGCAGGCCAAGGCGCTTCCGTCGAAACTGAACAACATCCTGAGGTTGCATTTCTGCCAGTGGACCGATGCCGAGACGGCGTGGATGACGCGGGATGCGTTGGAGCCCTGCCTCGCTCAGATCGACCCCATGGAACATGCAGGCAACCGCGCGTGGCTTGGCCTGGACCTGTCCCAGAACCGGGACATCACCGCACTCGCCGCCGTTGTCCGGACTGGCGAGGTCGAGGTCGAGTCCGTGCGTGATGGCACGACGCAGAGGGTGATGAAGCCCACGTTCGATGCGTGGGTGGAGGCGTGGACGCCGGGTGACACGCTGGACGCGCGTGAGACGCGGGACAGCCTGCCCTACCGGACTTGGGTCGAGCAGGGGTTCCTGCGCGCGCCGAAGGGCCAGAGCATCCGCTACGATCATGTGGCGCAGGCGGTCGCCGAGTACGCCCACGGCTTCGACGTTCAGTGCGTGGCCTATGACCGGTACGCATTTCGGCGGGGGTTCGAGCCGGAGTGCAGCGCGCTCGGCATCAGCGTCGAGTTCGTGGAGCACCCGCAGGGCGGGACGAAAAAGGGCAAGCCGACCGACGCGATGGTGCGGGCAGCCAAGGCGGGCGAGCGGGAGCCGGAAGGTCTCTGGATGCCGGGCTCGCTGCGGGAGCTTGAGGATGCGATCCTCGAACGGCGGCTCAGGATCCAGAAGAACCCGGTGCTTATCTCGGCAATGATGAGCGCGATGACGGACGAGGACCGGTGGGGGAACCGGTGGCTCGCGAAGGACCGGGCCGTTCGCAAGATCGACTGCGCTGTCGCGCTCGCGATGGCCTTGGGCGCAGCGGTTTCCCATGAGGGCGCCCCTGCCTTCGACTTCATGTCGCTGATCGGCTGACGGCCGAAAGGGAAATCACCATGACCATGATCCGCAAGGCCACCTCCTCGGAGGTCGGCCCCGACCTGACGTTTGTCCTCTCGGACGCCACCGTGGACCGCTACGGCGATATCGTCGAGCCGGCCGGCTGGGCTCTGGCGGCGTTCAAGAAGAACCCGATCGCGCTTTTCGGGCACAACCATAGCTTCCCAATCGGCACGTGGGAGAACGTTCGCGTCGAGGGCGGTAAGCTTCTCGGCCGGCTGAAGTTCGCGGCGCAGGGAACGTCCGAGCGGATCGATGAGCTCCGCCGGCTTGTCGAGCAGGGCGTCCTTCGGGCCGTGTCTGTCGGCTTCGCGCCGATCGACACTGACCCGATCGACCCGAAGAACCCCTACGGCCCACAGCGGTACAAGAAGAGCGAGCTTCTCGAGACCTCGCTCGTGAGCGTCCCGGCCAACCCGGCGGCGCTGGCCGTGGCGCGTTCTCTACAGATTTCCGACGACACGATCACCTTGGCCTTCGGCGAGCATGCCGTGCGGGGCCATGGCGCGGCGGGTCGCGGCACTACCGGCGAGAAAGCCGCGAACCATCTCCCCGTCAAGCAGAGGTCAACCATGACCAAGACTATCTCCCAGCGCGTCGAGGACGCGCAGCAGGCGTTCGTCGTCGCGCGCGACGCCTACAACGACCACGTCGCCGAGGACGACTTCGATATCGAGGCGTCCGAAGGACTGGAAGCCGTGATGAAGGACGCCGAGGCGCGACTGGATGCGCTGAAGCGTGCCGAGGCCAACCTCGCCTCGCGGACCGAGAAGTCCGCCCCGGCCGCGCCGATCGTGTCGCACAAGGGCCGGCAGAAGGATATCGAGGGCTTCGACCTTCTCGTCCGCGCCGTAACCGCCCGTGGTATCGCGCACCACACCGGGGCGTCGGTTGACCAGGTGCTCGATGAGCGGTACCGGGGCCATGAGGCCACTGCGATCATCACCAAGGCCGACCAGACCATCGGCACCACGACCCAGAGCGGCTGGGCTGCCGAGATCGTCCAGACGGTCTATGCCGGCTTCCTCGATGCGCTGACCCCGTTCTCGATCTATCCGGTGGTCGCGGCGAAGGGCATCCGCCTGAGCTTCGACGGCTACGGCACCGTGTCGATCCCGAGTCGCACCGCCGGGGGCGCGGCTGGCGGCTTCGTCGCCGAGGGTCAGCCGATCCGCGTCGGCCGCATCACCACGGCGCCGACCACGATGACCGCGAAGAAGCTCGGCGTCATCGTCGCCTTCTCGCGGGAGTTGGCGAAGCGCAGCACTCCGGCGATCGAGGCCCTGGTCCGGCAGTCGATCCTGGAAGATACCGCTGCGACGCTCGATCCGCTGTTCCTCGACGCGGTGGCGGGGGACAGCGCGCGTCCGGCCGGGCTTCTGAATGGCGTCGCGGCGGTCGGTACGGGGTACGGCGGCGGCGACTACGAGGCGGTCATCGCCGACATCAACGCGCTGATGGCGCCGTTCGATGCGGCGAACGCGAGCAGCAACATCACGCTCATCATGCACCCGGCGCAGGCCCGCAAGCTCTCGGCGATGCCGGGGCCGGACGGGACGTTCGGGTGGGCGGATCGCCTGCTTTCGGAGTTCACGATCGTGAAGTCCACCAGCGCCACCGCCGGCCGCCTGATCGCGCTGCGCAACTCGGACCTCGCGACGGCCGAGGGCGACTCGCCGGAGTTCGATATCTCCGAGCAGGCGACCGTGCACATGGAGGACACCACGCCTCTGGAGATCGTCTCCAGCACCGGCCCGACCGCCGCCGACCCGGTGCGCAGCTTCTTCCAGACGGCGACGACCGGCGTCCGGATGCTCATGGACATGAGCTGGAAGATGCGCCGCGCCGGCATGGTGCAATGGGTGAACGGGACTAGCTGGTGACCCCCGCAAGGGGCGGCTTCCGGGTCGCCCCGGCTTCATATCTACCCCAACATCTGACCCAAGGAAGCAAGCGATGACCATTCGTAAGTTCAGTGTCCCCGTGACCACCGCCGCCGACGGCACGGCGACCGCCTACAGCCCCCATCTTTCTGGCTACATCCACTCGATCCAGTACGTGAAGACCGATTTCGCGGATGGTGTCGACTTCACCATCTCCGCCGAGGCGACCGGACAGACGCTCTGGGCGCAGTCGGACGTGAACGCGGCGGTGACCGTGCTGCCGCGCGCCGGCGTCGCCACCACGGCGGGCGTTGCCGCTCTCTACGCCGCGGGCGGCACGCCTGTGAATGACAGGATTGCGCTCGGGCGCGACCGGGTGAAGATCGTCATCGCGCAGGGCGGCAATGCCAAGTCCGGCGCTTTCAACATCATCGTCGACGACGGCAAGTAAGGGCGGGTGCTTCGGCGCCCCCCTCTGTCCGCACGCGGGAGGAGCGACATGAGCGAAGTCTGGTACGTGCTGGAGGACGGCAGCGTGGCCGACCCGAACGAATGCGCTCCCGACGACAAGGGCGTACTGCGGCACAAGGGCGGCAAGGCCGTCGCAGCGCGTGGGGATGCCCACTCGAGCCGCAGCGTCGACCCCAGGGCCGAGCGCGCGAAGGCAAGGAAGGACGTGAAGCCGGAGGAGCCCAAGGCTGGCTACAAGACCCGCGAGTTGAAGGCGGACTGACCTTTGGGAAGGCGAGCTCGGCGTCGCAACAAGCCTCTGACCGGGCAGATGGTCAAGGCCGCAGAAGGCGAGTATCGGCCCGGACCCTATGCCCTCGACGGTGGTTGGCTACCGGCCGGCACCGCGTGGAATTTCTGGCAGATGGGCCAGAACGTCCGCCCCTACGGCTCGCAATCGGCGATGGTCGAGGCGTGCATCTCGGCCTATGCGCAAACGGTAGCGATGTGCCCCGGCGATCACTGGCGGCTCCTGCCGAACGGTGGGCGCGAGCGGGTCACGAACTCGGCGCTCTGCCGGATTCTTCGCGAGCCGAACGACTACCAGTCGATCAGCGACTTCCTGCTGAACCTGACCTGGAACCTCTACCAGCACGGCGAGGCGTTCGCGCTCGCGCTTCGGAATGACCGCTTCGAGATCACGAAGCTCCACCCCATGGCGTCGCGGCAGAGCGCGGCGATGATCGCGGAGGACGGCTCAATCTTCTACTCGCTGGGCGGGAACGAGGTCATCGAGCGTCGCTTCGGTTCTCAGGTGATGGTCCCTGCCCGGGACGTACTGCACGTGCGGCTGAAGACGCCGCGCCATCCTCTCGTGGGTGAGAGCCCGATCCTCGCCGCCGCGCTCGACAATGCCGCCCGAGATGCCGCTCTCCAGCGCCAGATCGCGTTTTGGGCGAACGAGGCGAAGCCGTCGATCATGCTCTCGACGGATCAGGCGCTGACCATCGACCAGGTCCGGCAGCTCCGCGCATCATGGAATGAGCAGACCCGTGGCGATGGCGCCGGCGGAACGCCGATCCTGACCAGCGGCATGAAGCCGATTCCGGTCTCGAGCACCGCCGTCGACGCGCAGCTTGCCGAGACGCTGAAGATGAGCGACCAAGCCGTGGCGCTGGCGTTCAGGGTGCCTCTCCAGATCCTCGGTATCGGCGGAACCCCTTATGCCTCGACCGAGATGCTGATGCAGTCGTGGATCGCCTCGGGTCTCGGGTTCGCACTGAACCACATCGAGGAAGCTTTCGGGCTACTTTTCCGCTTGCGCGGCGTGCCAGATGAGTACGTCGAGTTCAGCACCTCGCCGCTCCTCCGATCGAGCTTCAAGGAAAAGGTCGAGGGGCTGGCGGCCGGGACGATAGCGGGCATTTTTGCCCCGGACGAAGCCCGTGCCGAGCTTGAGTTGGCGAAGGTGGCGGGCGGACACGGCAAGCTTCCGCGGATGCAGCAGCAGGTTGTGCCATTGGATTACTGGACGGCGCAGCGCATGGCGGCTGACGGCAAGCCGGCCGATCCGCCTCTCGCCCTGCCGCCGCCGGCCGACGAGCCAACCGAGGCAGAGGCCGCGAAGGCGCTCCTCGCCATGCACAAGGGCTTCGCGGATGTTCGACGGTAAGGCCTTCGGGGAGGAGATGGTCGTCGTCGTTCGCGGCTTCGTGGAGCGCGCCATCGAGCAGATCAGGGCCGAGGCGGCGGAGCGCGAGGCTGCGTTAGAGGCCCGCATTGCCGCGATGGAGGCCCGCGAGGCTCCGGCGGCCTTCGATCCGGTGCCGTTGCAGGAGGGCTTTGCGCGACTGGCCGAAGCTGTCGGGGCGCTGCCGGGCGAACCGGACCTGTCAGGCCTTGCGACGAAGGCGGAACTTGCCGAGGTGCGGGACGCGATCCCGGCGCCGGCAGACCTGTCCGACCGGCCGACGAAGGCGGAGATGGCCGAGGCCATCGCAGCGATCCCCGCCGCCGACCTGAGCGGCCTGGCGACGAAGGAAGAACT